GAAATTGATCTTAAGATTGATTCAGTAGCTGTCACAGCTAACACCCGTAAGCTCAAAGCTAAGTGGAGCCCAGAGCTTGCACAGGACTTGAACGCATATCATAACCTTGACGCTGAAGTTGAGTTGACAAGCGTTCTTTCCGAACACATCGGTCTTGAAATTGACCAAGAGATTCTTAGTGATCTCATCCAAGGCGCAACTGCTGGTACTCGTTACTGGAGCCGTCGCCCAGGTCAATTCCTAAACCGTGAAACAGGTGCTGACATCACCACAAGTCTCTCACCAGACTTCACAGGTACAGTCAGCGAGTGGTACGAAACACTCCTTGAGTCAATCAACGATGTTTCATCACTCATTCACCGTAAGACACTTCGTGGCGGTGCAAACTTCGTAGTTTGCTCACCAGAAGTTGCAGCTATCCTTGAGTTCACCAGCGGCTTCCGTGCTGACGTTGCAGGTGATTCAGAAGCTAACAGCGGTAGCTGGGGTGCATCAAGAGCAGGAACCCTAAGTCGCAAGATGGACGTCATGGTTGACCCATACTTCCCACGTAACGTGGTCCTAGTTGGTCGTCGTGGCAACAGCTTCCTAGAAAGCGGCTATGTGTACGCTCCATATGTACCACTACAAGTCACACCAACCATCTTTGGTACTGAAGATTTCGTACCACGTAAGGGTGTCATGACCCGTTACGCTAAGAAGATGGTACGTCCAGACATGTACGGTCTCGTTGTCTGCTTGCACCTAACTGACTAATAGTCACTAAGTGTACAGATAGTACGGCATTAGCCGCCCTTCGGGGCGGCTTTTGTTTTATCTTGCCAAAGACACTAACAACAACCTATTTATAGACAGTTGATTATTAACATTTGTAGGAGGACGAATGAATGCCAACAGATTTAAGTCCCTCAAGTACAGTAAGTGCATTAGTTTTACCCACAACTGGAACACACTCAGATGTTGCAAGCTCACTAGCATTTGGCATCTATAGCTCCGCAGCTTTTATTAGTGGTGCTGTAGACCAAGTTTCTTATGTACATGGTAAGCTAGGTGGTAATGTTCTAGACATAGAACTTCAACCAGCAAATGTTTATAAGGCCTACGAAGAGGCTTGTTTAGAGTACTCTTATATTGTTAACACTCACCAGGCTAAGAATGTTTTGGCTGACATGATGGGTGGCGCTACAGGCACATTTGACCAAGACGGTGAATTTAGTGCCTATAGAGATGATACCGATTTAAAACCAAACATGAAGTTTACAAAACTAACTCTAGAATATGCTCGTCACGTTGCGTCCTCTGTAGCTTCACAGATCGGCTTAGGTCAGAACGAGAGAATATACTCAGCATCCTTTAATACAGTTGCTGATCAACAAGACTATGATTTACAAACACTTATTTCTGCCTCTTCTATAGATGGCAGCGCAGCAGGTGCAGCCTTTACAGGTGCTATCGGTAATAATAGAATTCTTATTGAAAAAGTGTATTATAGAACACCAGCATCAGCATGGCGCTTTTTTGGTGGTGGCACATACGGCATGGTAGGTAACCTACACTCATACGGCATGTATTCAGATGATAGTACGTTTGAACTGGTCCCAGTTTGGCAGCATGAATTACAAGCTAGTGCTTACGAAAATAATCTAAAGATGCGGTCTTCTCACTATTCTTATGAAATAGTAAATAACAGACTTAGATTATTTCCTATACCAAACACAGATTCGCCAACTAAGTTTTATGTTAAGTTTAGGCTTAGCTCTACAGAAGCTTATGATGAAGAGTCAGATCGTGGTTATGGTGCAGATGGCGTAAACAATATGAACACACTGCCATTTCCAAATGTACCATATGCTAACATCAACAGTATTGGTAAGCAGTGGATTCGTCGCTTTGCACTTGCATTGTGCAAGGAGACTCTAGGTCAAATTAGATCTAAATTAGGATCTTTACCAATCCCTGGTAATGATGTTACACTAAATGGGTCTGCACTCATATCAGAAGGCAAAGAAGAACAAAATGCTCTTAGGGAAGAACTTAAGACTGTTCTAGATGAATTGACCTATGTCAAGCTATCAGAGGGTGATGCCTCGCTTATGAACACAGTTAACGAAACACTACAGAAGGTGCCATATGGCATTTACGTGGGGTAACTAGATGGCAAACGAATGGACACAGCCAGGTGCTCCTCCAGGACCACTGTTTGTAGGCAAGAAAGAACGTGACTTTGCAAAACAGGTCACAGATGAAATTGTAGAAAAGATAATTGGGCAAAGAATATTGTATTTTCCAATTGATATAGAAACAAGCAATTTCCACCCTTTGTATGGGGAAGCTATAAGAAAAGTCTTTTTACCGCCTATACATGTACATGTTTTAGTAGATTATCAGGGCTCTACTACAACATCAGAGGAGTTTGGTGTAGATCGCCTAGATAACGCTAATATTCTCTTTCATAGAAGAAGACTGACAGAAGACCAGGATTTGTTTGTACGTGTTGGTGATTATATCCAATTTGACAACAAGTACTACGAGATAGTAGAGTTGGCAGAGCCAAGATATATCTTTGGTCAAGACTCAGGACTTGATGGGCACAAAGTAGAGATTTCAGCATCTGTTAGACGTGCTAGAAAAGGATTATTTGAGGGTACACCATAATGCCAAAAAGAACTGAGTTTATAGATCAAAGCAGCCCCTTGCCAATCAGAGCGTCTACGCTAGAGACAATTGATACGGCTTTGTTTAACTATGTCAAAGAACTAAACATTAATGCAGATACTAATGAAGGCTACAAACCAGTGCCTATTATCTTTAATACACAAGAACGTGCTGCCATGATGAAGACAACACCTGACATACGTGATGATAGTCTTGGTAGGCAGGACAGTCTTGTTTATCCTTTGATAGCTGTGGCAAGAACTAGTGTAGACAAGGATGTTGCTAAGCGTGGCAAATACTATGCTCCAATCCCAGAAAATAGTGGGTATGATAGAATCAAGGTGGCCGTTAAGATAAATCAGGAAAAGACCGCAGTTCGTGCAAACTCAGACTCTATTAGAAGGTCAAGCACAAGAACCGATGCTAATAGAAAGACATTCCCTGGAGAAACACAAAGATTTGTTTATGATGTGTACTCTATTCCTTCTCCTGTTTATTTAAGTGTGGGATATGAGATCACCCTAAGAACAGAGTACATTCAACAAATGAACGAAATGGCTAGCCACTTTATGCTAACAGGTGGCTCAAGAAACTATTTTATCCTAGAACACGAAGGTCACCGATATGAAGCCTTTATACAGGGAAGCTTCTCACAGGATAACAATGTTGGCGCACTTGGAACCGAGGAGAGAATCTTTACGACCAAAGTCAACATTGAAGTCATGGGCTACATCCTATCAGAAGAAAAGATTCAGTCAGCAGTCAAGATAGAACAAACACCAGCAGAAGTGATTATCAAGCGTGAACGTGCCATCTTAAGCGATGAGATACCGTTTCATTTAGACGAGAAAAACAAAATTAGAAGATAAAACCGCCTCTGGTGTTTTAGCCAGTTTCTAAACTACTTATATTGTATCCGAGCGCATCCAATGCTGGATATACACACGTTTAGAGGAGAATTGTATAAATGTCCGAGAAGAAATTCAAGTTTATCTCCCCAGGAGTTTTTACTTCTGAAATAGATAACTCACAAATCCCTAGAACCCCAGCCGAAGTTGGGCCTGTTATTATTGGTAGAACCGCTAAAGGACCAGCTTTTAAGCCTGTCACAGTCAGTTCATATGATGAGTTTGTCCAAGTTTTCGGTGATGCCAATGCTGGACAAGGTAACAACTCAAAGGACGTCTTTAGAGAGAACACCATCTTAGGTCCAACCTATGCAGCATACGCAGCACAAGCTTGGCTACGCAACAACAACGCAGTAACCATGGTTCGCCTCCTAGGTGAAGATCACCCAGACGCATCTGAAGGTGCAGGCAACACAGGTGTTGCGGGATATGAATTTGCAGGCATAGCAGACAGCGATACAGGACAAGGCGCTTTTGGCTTGTTTGTATTTCCATCTTCCTCATTGCCAGCCAACCCAGCTACAACAAGAAGTCTTTCAGGTACACTCGCAGCAGTCTTTTACTGCCAAGAGGGTAAACTTGTTCTTAGTGGCACCAGCCCAGATAATGGCGGCTTGCTTACAGCTTCTGGTGGCACCTTGATTGATTCCGACTCTAACGGAGAGTTTACAATACAAGTCAATCCTGATGGCAATGCTGATGCAACTGCCCCAACAGAAAAGATTAAATTTAACTTTAACCTAACCAGCGATCGCTTCGTTCGTAAGGTATTCAACACTAACCCAACTCTAGTTAACGACAATGTTTCAACAGCTACACTAGCTGATGGTTCAAGCCGTGTTAACTACTTCTTGGGTGAAACATTTGAAACAAAGGTTGCTCAAGGCAGCACCTTCCGTGAAATGTTTGTTACTGGCACAGCATACACTGGCACTAAGATGAGAGGCGTTTTGCTTCCATTGCAGAACCAGGCAGCACCAGCAGAAGAGTATGGTGATTACGCTTATCCAGCAACAAAAGCAACTACAGGTTGGTTTATCTCTCAGGACTTAACTAACACTAGCGGATCATATGAAGCTAAAAATATGCAGACACTTTTCCGCATTGAGGCTCTCTACGCAGGTCAAGCTCCTCAAAGAGAAGTTAAGATCTCAATTCAAAACATCAAAGCTTCTACTACAAATGCCGACCCATATGGCACCTTTGATGTTGTTGTTCGTGAACTACGAGACACCGATAACAGACAAAGAGTTGTAGAAAGATACTCAGGATGTAACTTGAATCCAGCTTCTGAAAACTACGTTGCTCGCCGCATCGGCGATCAGCATGAAGTTTATGATTCAGCAGAGAAGAGAAACAGAACATATGGTGAATTCGCTAATCAATCAAACTACGTTCGTGTAGTTATGAATGAAGATGTAAATAGAGCACAGACAGACAGTCGCTTGCTTCCATTCGGCTTCTTTGGTCCAGCCAAGTATCGTGATGTAGATATTCACAGTGGTTCATCCACACTACATGCATACGGCGGATCAGAAAAAGGCGACGTCGCAGGTGGCGCAGCACATAGTATGCTTGACGGTGGTCATGGCTTTGGTAACCTTATGAACTTTGATGGAGAGATTGCAGAAACAACCGATCTCATCAATATGGGTAACCTCAACATAACTGCTAGTATTCGCTTCCCAGAACTCAACCTTGTTATGAGTTCATCATACGGTGGTCCAAACAGCAAGGAAGTAACACACTTTGGTGTCTACACAGGTAAATCATTGTCTGATCCTAAGTTCAATGAAGAACTCCTTGATATTATGCGTCCATTGAATGTTAACCACAAAGGTTACACATCAGAGGCAGCACTAGACATGCCACACGTAAGACCCGACACGTTTGACGTTGTTGGTGCTCTAGCAGAAACTGACGCAGCTACATCAACAGCACAAGTTCACTCCTTTGTGTTCTCGCTAGATGACGTAGGTCCACTACCAGGTAATGGCTCAGCAGCTAAATACTACCCTGGTCTCCGCAAGAAAGGCTTGTCATTCACCGCAGGTGCAACAATCAGCACCGCAGGTGTACGCACAGCCGAGCAGACAGGTGGAGCATACAATCTTATCCTTGATCAGGGATATGACAGCTTTACAACAGTCCTTCATGGCGGACATGATGGTCTAGACATCACCGAGCCAGAGCCATTTAACAATGCTCGCATGGGTACAACAGAAACTACAAGTTATGCCCTGCACTCAGTTGTTAGAGGTTTGGACTTGATGCGTGATCCAGAAGATGTTCAGGGTAACCTACTAGTTGTCCCAGGCATCACAAAGACACAAGTTACAGATAAGATGCTAGAGATAGCAGAAGATCGTGGTGACATGCTAGCTATTATTGACTTGGGTGGTGTATACACACCTGAGACAGAAAATACCAGCACATACCAGACTCGTGCAGGAACAACAGTTAAGAGTGCAGTAGACACACTTACTGACCGTGAGATCAACACCAGCTATGGTGCAGCATACTACCCATGGGTACGTGCTCGTGACACCAGAACTAACCAGTTGGTCTGGTTGCCACCATCAATCCCAGCACTAGGTGCTATGTCCTTCACTGATCGTGTAGGCGCACCTTGGTTCGCTCCTGCTGGCCTACAACGTGGTGGCTTGTCAGATGGCGCAGGTGGTCTTCCAATCATTGATGTAACCAAGAAGCTAACATCAAAAGATCGTGATGATCTCTATGCAGCTAACATTAACCCAATCGCTAAGTTCCCAGCAGAGGGAATCGTAATCTTCGGACAGAAGACACTACAAGCAACTCCATCAGCACTTGACCGAGTCAATGTGCGCCGCATGATGATCTACGTCAAGAGAGAGATCAGCAGGGTTGCAAGTCAGCTATTGTTTGCCGCAAACAGAAAAGAAACATGGAACCGTTTCATTGCACAAGCAGAGCCAATCCTTAGAAGTGTACAGTCAAACCTAGGTATTGATGACTTCCGACTTATCCTAGATGAGTCAACAACAACACCTGACTTGATTGACCGTAACATCATCTATGCTAAGGTTCTTATCAAGCCAACTAGAACTGCCGAGTTCTTCGCAATAGACTTTAGCATTGCAAGATCAGGCGCTTCTTTTGCGGACTAAGTGATATATAAAAAAGAGGAGAAATAAATAATGGCATTCTTTGCATCCCAAACTTCCGATCCAAAAAGAGGATTTAGGTTTTTACTTAGTATCGGAGGAATTCCAGCATACACAATTAAGACAGTAAGCAAGCCTGGTGTTACAGTTAGTACAATTGAGCATCAGTTTTTGAATCACACTTTCCGATACCCAGGACGTACAACTTGGGATTCTCCTATCAGCGTTACACTGGTTGATCCAGTTGACCCTGATGTTGCTAGAACTCTCCTTAATAAGATCAAGAACGCTGGTTATGTTTATCCAACAGACCCAGCTAGCTCACAGCAGTCAATGACCAAAGACGTTGCTGTTAACACACTTGAAGGTTGCGTTATTGAGCAGCTTTCAGGTGATGGCAGCACAGCCGTAGAAAGATGGGAACTTAAGAATGCTTTCCTATCCAAAGTAACCTACGGTGATCTTGACTACGGTAGTGAAGATCTTTCACAGATCACTATTGAGATTACATACGATTGGGCAGAACTCCGTGAGTCAGGTCCAGTTGATCCATCACAAGCAGTGAGACCAGACAGAATAGCCAACTCAGACTCAGAGGGTAAGAGTACAGCCAGGGGCTAAACAAAGAATAGAAGATGTGATATTGTTAATATCATAGAAAGGTTATCATAACATGGCTAGAAATAAGAATCGTAAAACCGCCAACATGGGCGCAGATACCCCAGAGGTGTCTGCTGCCCCTGTTGCGCAGCAAAGTAGTGACCAATCCTTTTCTTGGACAAACCCAACAGAATTTGTTGACTTGCCTTCAGAAGGACTTCGTTATCCACAAGGACATCCACTATTTAATCAGACTTCCGTAGAGATTCGTCATATGACTGCTAAGGAAGAAGATATTCTTACATCAGAATCACTTATTCGTAAGGGTATCGTTCTAGATCGCTTGATAGACAGTGTACTTGTAAACAAGTCCATAAAAGCAGAAAGCTTGTTAATCGGCGATAAGAATGCCATTCTAATAGCAGCACGAGTAACAGGCTATGGTGAAGACTACGACGCATCTGTTGACTGCCCTAACTGCGGGGAAACAAATAAAGCAAGCTATGACATACCAAGCATTATTCAAACTGTAGAGCCAAGTGAAGATGTGAATTGGGTAGGGCACGATACATTTAAGGTGTCGTTACCCAGAACAAAGGTAGAAGTAACTTGCCGCCTACTAACAGGTAGAGATGAAGAGTCTCGTCGCCAAAGACAAAAAAATGAGAAAAGAGCAGGTGTTGCTAGTTCAGGCGGCTTGACAAGTCAGATAGAAATGATTATTACTAGTATCAATGGCAGCGAAGACAGAGGCATGATCCGATCATTTGTGCAGAATATGCCTGCACTAGATGCCAGGCACTTACGTAAGGTATATGCTTCTGCCGTCCCTAACATTGAATTAAAAGCAGACTTCACTTGTGTTGCGTGTGAGCATAACACAGAAATGGAGGTGCCCATTACGGCGGGCTTTTTTTGGCCTGACGCAGGAGTATAGCAAGAGTGTCTATGAAGAGTTCTTTCTACTCAAGTACCATGGGGGATGGAGCTTCGTAGAAGCATACAACCTACCAGTACGATTAAGGAGGTGGTTTCTGCAAAGACTAGTAGAAGAAGTCAAAAAAGAGAACGAAGCTATTAAGGCGCAGACAAAGGGGAGGTAAAACTCCTCTTTTGTTTTATATAAAGCAAACTATTTACTAAATAAGATGGGGTGTTATATTATGGATTTTGAAAACATAGTAATAGACCTAGGCGCAAAGCGACGTGGAACGTTAAATGAAAGCGTTCTAAACATCTTTGCAGCATGGGTACAATATCTCTTAGAGAAGATGTTTAAAGGACAGAATATACCTGTCAAGGTCCGTGGTAACAAATTAGAAGTTATGCGCTTTACTGGTGCACTAACTGCTGAGAAGCGTTACATTGACGGAATTAAAAAGTATGGATTAGATAGCCCACTTACCTATAAGAATAGAGTCAAGCTCCAACATCAGATTAAATTGTTTGAGCGTGAAACAGGTATTGAATGGCCTATCAAGTAGGAGCACACTTGAGTGGCTATTGATGATCAAACAATACGAAATTTAATTACCGCTATTGAAAACCTTATCAATAGCCTGAACTCAGGTTCAAGTGCGCCTGGTGGGGGACCAACCACAGGCGGTCCTGGTGGTGGTGACACAGTAGAGGACATAGAGAAGCGGGAGCGAGCGTTAGCACAATTAACAAAAGAATTAGAACAACAGCTAACACTTAAAGGTGAGCTTGCAAAAGCAGAAGAAGATCAACAAGAAAAAATAAAAGATCTCAAAGAGGCTATTAAAAATGCTAGTAGTGCAAGGAAGCGGCAGCTAGAATTAGAACTTGCGGACGAAGAGAAGAAGCTTGAAACAATTGAAGCTCAAAATGATGCGTACAATGAAGGACGTACGCTATTACAAAAAGTTAAAGGTGAGGTAGTAAAACTTCAAAATGACCTCGGCGGTACAACCAAAAGTCTTTTCTCTATCACTGGCTTAATGTCAGATTTTCTAGATGGCGCAAAAGAAGTTGATAAAGTAATAGCCAAACTTAATAAGCAGGGCTTGGCAGGTGTAACAACTTCTCTCAACGATGCTCAGGCATCTGTTGCAAGATTTGGTTTAGGACTAGAGGCAGCAGGAGAGTTACTTGTTGGTCTTGGTGGAGGTACTTCAACTTTCAGATTTGAATCAGCAGAGTCTAGAAAAGAACTGCTCCGCACTGCCGCAGCCTTTAAACAGTTAGGTGTTGATGGTTCAGCATTTGGTGAGCTACAGGCAACATTAGCCAGAAACCTAAATATGACCAGTAAAGAGGTTACTGCTCTAGCAGATGACTTTTCTACTTTATCGGCACAGACAGGAAAATCTATTGCATCCTTAGTCAGTGATTTTAATAGTGCAGGTGACAGCATTTTGCAATTCGGCTCACGAGCCACTGATGTGTTTATTGAAACGCAAAAGACAGCAACTCGCTTTGGCGTATCAGTAAATACAGTGCTTGGCATCTTTGAGAAGTTTGATACAATTGAGGGTGCTGTTGAAGCCGTGGGTCAATTGAATGCACAATTTGGTATGAACCTTGATCAGTTGCAACTTCTTAGAGCGGAAACTCCTCAAGAGCGATTTGATATTCTTAAGGAGTCTATTGAGGCTACTGGCAAATCATTTAGTGACCTCTCAAGGCTTGAGCGAAAAGCTATGTCACAAATACTTGGAACGGATATTGGGGAGTTGCAAAGAGTATTTGGTGCAGGCATTGAGCTAAACGCTGGGCAACAGGGCTTGCAAAAATTAGCTGAAACTACAAAGACAATCGGAGAAAGAATCAGCGCCATTTACCAGCAAATAACAACTGGTCTTGCAGAAGCGGGGGTATTTGATAAGATATCAAAAACCATGACCGACGCTTTCGCAGAAGGGGGACCAGTTGATAACTTTGTAAAGCAGATGTTGCCAAGTATTATATCTTTTGGACAAGCTTTTGCTAGTGGGATTGGCTTTGCGATAACAGCGTTTAAGGTTCTTGCGCCTGTCATAAAGTTTGTTGGAGGCATAATCCACTCCCTGGTCATAATGCCGATTAAGGGGCTTTTTAATGTTGTTGGCGGTATAGCAGACATGTTTAGTGGTAATATTGTTGAAGGACTAAAAAGAACTGCTAAAGGTGCCCTCCAAGTGTTTTTCTCACTCGGTCCAATTGGTAGAATTGCTCGTGGTCTGTTTACAATATTTCGTGGCATCGGAAGATTCGCTGGCACCTTATCAAGCAAGATAGGAGATATCTTCCGTCGCCTCGGTGAAGGGATTAGGCGGGTACCCTTTATCGGGAGGCTTTTTGGAGGTCCAGGTGAAATGGTAAAGGCGACTGTTGCCGTTAACGCATTAGAAGCTACTGGCACACTTGATAAGGTATTGCCCACAGAGGAAAAGGCATTTGCTAAAGGTGGTATTATTAAGCCAGGCACTTCAGGAATCGTTGGAGATCCACTAACGCCAGGCGTACCACGCATAGAACGTGTGACCGCTACTTCACAAGGCGCTATGGTTCAGCCCATGCCAAATTCTGGTGGCGGAGGCGCAGCACAAAAAGCGAACGTTGTGATAAATATAGATGGTAAGAAGATGGGTCAAACGGTTGTTGATTTGATTGACAGTGAACATCACTCTGTATTGGGAGGTTAGTAAATGACAAGACCAGCATTGGTAGGTCTTGGTGGTGAAGGCGGCGGAGGCGCTAGCCAAGCAGAAGAAGGCTCCACCAGAGACACACAGGAGAAGCAGCGTCCAGCAGGTACGCCTAGTAATACTTCAGGTCAGGCCGAGATTGCCGCCATGAAGAACTATGATATTCTAATCACTCATGTGCCAACAAATAAGTCTATCAATTTTCCTGGCGCACTACAAAGTTTTGATGATAGTTTCACAGCAAACTTCCAGGGCACATCAGTTTATGGCAAAATGGATGACATCATTAGTTATCAGGGCACGAAGCGCTCTATTAACTTTTCATTTGATCTTATTGCAGCCAGTGATCTAGAGGCAAAAGAAAACCTAGGAAAAATATCAGAACTTCAAAGTTATTTATATCCAAGTTTTGAAGGTGGAAAAAACAGTAGTGTGACCACTATACAAGCTCCCCCTCTGTTAAGAATCTTTTTCTCTAACCTTATTAGGTCTTCTGTATCAGGGATGAGAGGCTTGATGGGATATCTTAACACAGTTCAGAATGCACCAGACTTTGAAGCAGGGTTTGTAACAGACGATGCTGGTAACATATACCCTAAGAAGTATACGATAAATTTGAGCTTTACAGTCGTGCATGAACATGAACTTGGATGGTACAAAGATAAAAAAGGCTGGCAATGGAGGGGCGATAAAAACAATTTCCCTTGCGATCAGGAGTTGCCAGTTGGTTCTAGCACCAGTGCCACACAAACCAGAAATGAGCAGACTAGCCAACAAAGGGCAGCTAACGAAGGCAAGATACTTAATAATAGTAAAAGGACAAGTTCATAGGAGTTTTTATGGCTTATAGAAGATATGCAGAACGTGACATTATCATTAATGATGATGAACAATATAAGAGGCAGTTCTATAAAGGCAAAGACTTGGAAACTTTGTCTCACTATGGAACAGCAGAGTTAGCTTACCCCACACCAGAAGAGATAGAAGATTTAGATATCGTGACTGTCACTTGGTCAACTGGGACTCGCTTGTTTAAATTGGCGAATCAATTTTATGGTGACCCTACTTTGTGGTGGGTTATAGGTTTCTTTAATCAAAAACCAACAGATGCACACTATAAAATAGGAGATGTCATTTCTATACCAACCCCTATAGAAAGAGTCCTAAGGATAATAAAGGTGTAATTCATGTCGTCAGATAACTCAACAGTTGTAAGCAATGCGAGGCGTACCAATATACAAGCATTTCTGATGGCAAATGCACACCTACTTGATCTTAAGGGTGAAGCATATAAGCATATTGTTGCGACTGAACTTAAGGAAGGGCCTGGGCAGCTTACAACAAAAGCTTTGGCTTTGAATGGGGCAGAGACTTATTTTAATGCTACGCCAGCACAGATGTCTTCTATTGTGCCACAGCTAAGACTATTTTTAGTTCAAGGCGGCGGCAAGAAAGATGTAGAGATACACTTCAATGGAAAGACAACATTTGATATGTATAATCGTGGTTCAAATGATTATACAAAACAAAGACCTACAACAACAACCATTTTTAGAGAACAATCTGAAAACATTGCAGCAGGTCTAAAAAACTTTTCTATAAGTATTAATGATCGTTATGGACTTAGAGCTATTACGGGCAAGATGCAGTTGTTTTTTAGAAGTCCTGGCGATTTAGTAAAGGGACCATATAGAGAGTTTATAGAAATTATTAAACGAGGCGGAGGCAGTCTAGAAACTGCTGAAGGTCGCCAATCAGAAATTAAAAAGCTTCAAGATCAGATCAAAGCGATAGAGAGCTTCCTTGAGAACAGAGATAAGAAAGACCAAAGTGCTAAATATTTTAGTGCTAAAGCACCTGCGCCACCCTCTTTAAAGGCAGTGTTGGGCTGGTCATCTCCCAAACAGTCTGGAGCCTCTCCCGACGCACCAGATGACCCCAAGTCAAAAAAGCTCTATAAGTTCCTAGAATCAAACAGAGTGACGTTTATCCTAAACGTTTCTAAGCATACTATAGGGTTTGGAGATCAAGGAGAGCTTACTTTAGACATGGACTTGAATGGTCATGTAGATGATGTCGGCGGTGGCTCAGAAGAAGCAGACATATTTAAAAATACATATGAGGTTTTCAATTCAAAACAAGCGACCACCGCTCGCCGATTTGAGCGTGGCTATAGTTCAACAAATTTAAAGTTGACAACCACTCCCATCAAGACCAGGATTTCAAGTGCGACACTATTTGGAACTAGTGACCCCGCAGCGATACTTGAGAAATTAAAAGATTATCCTGACAGTGGTTATCTTAAGAAGTTTAAAAATAAAGTCAATGAAAAGTTAAAGAAGGTATATGTTCCACCCTCGCCTGACACAGAGGATGATGAGGCTAGTATAAACTCAACTATACCCGCTCTATCATTTGACATAGACATAGAAGAGATTAGACTAGAGAGAGAACTAGCCACGCTGAAGAAGAAGGTTGCTACCGTGTTGGCTCGTGACGAGTCTTCTAAATCCAAAGAGGGTATAAAAGATGCAGACCAGTATCTCAGGAAGATAACGAATCTTTACTCACGATGTCAAAAAGATTTGATTCGTATCAAACATAAGAATTTCTTTGAAGCACTAGAAGCAGACGGAAAAATAAAGCAAGTAGAAATTAGCGAAGAAGTTTTAGGAAATCTAGAGGCTAATCCCGACGGCAAATTATATCAACCGATTAGAGCTACCAGAAGAGACATAACTCAACCATCACCCAGCAACTCTGGCGAGGTCCAAAGTAGGATTTTTGCTCGTTTTGATGCACAACAGAGAGGTCAAGCGCAGACTCTCAACAAGAGCAACAATATATTTCTTGAGGGTTCTAAGCAAGTGCAAAGAGGCAGCCAGTCTAGAAGGATAGTACACTTTATTCGCCTGGGAGACATAGTAGACGTTGCGTTTCACAATACCGACTTAGCTATCAGTAATAGAACTGGGAAGGCATCCTACCGTGTAGTGTTTGACAGTATAAAGCTAGCGGCAGGTAATAGTGCCAAAACTTATTGTTTAGCCGATATTCCAATATATCTAAATCATTTTCATGCTTTCTTTTATAACAAGCTAATCAAGGCACAGGTTAAGTCAATGACGCTTATGGATTTTCTTGAGAGATTACTTGAGTACATTGGCGGCGGCTTAACAATAGCCCTAACTGAGACGAAAGCAAACCAGGAGTATGTCCCTAATGTGGTGCCCATCTCAAGAGCAAGCAAGGCATTTAAATTAGACCCCCAAAGAAGATACAAAGATTTTAGTTTAAATGCTACGTCAGCAGCGTACCTTGAAAATCAGATTGCTGACGCAGAAGATCATAATAAGCTTTTGTTTGTTACTATGCGAGGAATAGAGATTGGACGAGAAGCTGACGTAAAGAAGGACAGCCAGATTGGAATCAATCATATAGTTGTTGGAGCCAATAAGGGTCCGCTGATAAAAGTAGCCTTTAGTGAACAAAACAACCCATACATAAAGACAATGAATGTTCAGGAGGGCTCTTCTCAATTTCCTATCGTTAAGCAAAATGCTAACCTAACACTTATGGGTTGCCCAATATTTTATCAAAGTCAGACCATTTATATAGATGCAGATTTTGCACTCATGGGCGCAGGAAGAGATCTTGGCATTGGTGGCTACTATGCAATAGCATCTGTTGACCATAACTTTGATGGAGTTAACTTTACTACTGAACTTAAATGTTACTGGATATCAGACTCAGTTACAGGCAGACCTCGTCGCAGGCGGAGGAACAATTAATGCCTAGAGACCTTTCAGATGACAAAAAGGTATCATTTGGTTCTAACAGTATGGGGGCACAAGAGGCCTTTGCGCAGAAGAAAAGATATTATGAAGATATCTTTACTGATGATCTGATAGAGAACTCCTTCTCCTTTTGGGGCGACTTTCGTTTATATGGAAGAGTTAACCGCACAGGCGAAGCAATTATTCCAAAAGAGAGCAGCTTAGACGCATTGGCATTCACAAAAGATAATGAAGCAGTATTTGCTCTCAACTTTGTTGCAGATGCGTTTGCTGATCTAATAACAAAGATGACTGAGTGCATACAGGAACAAAGAGCATTTCCCAGTGGTCCATATTCTAATATGGTAGCACACAAAGGCTGGTCTAATGTTAATAGAATGTACGACAACTACATCAAAAAGTTTGTGTACACACCCTTTGTTGAAATTTACATGGATGATAAGAGAAATCAGAAAAAGTGTGTCAATTATAAAGGATTCTTAGAAGTTTTTGGCTCCTTTGTGAAGCAAAGCTCCGTGATCGTGCCAACAACACGAACTGGGTTCATAGAAAGCTCCTATTGCACGCCATATATTAGCGGATTGGTTATAGATTTAGCTAAAGCTGACTATTCCGAGGACTTTCTGAAGACAAACAACTTTATATCTGACCGAAACTTCCTTTTCTTTGCTGATCTAGCTAAGCAGTATGGCTTTATGATAGATCGCAACGCTCCATGGAGGCTAATTTGCAATTTAAACTCCAGAGCAACCAAGCGATATGCCATGGCAAGGGGATATGATCCAGGCGAAGAGGATTTTGTTGACTTTATCCACGATAACCTGTATGTTAAATCAAATCAGCTTGACATGGTCATACATTCGGTATATCTTAAGGATATGTACGATTCTTATGTGGAGAGAAACCCACTTCACTTTGATATTAGGATTCCATCCTCCAGAACTTGCAGCATAGTTGATGTTGTTACGGCAAGACAAGAGATACCAGATGGAATTATGGACTTGAGTGTTGGTGAATATCGCTACAAGTGGTCAATCAGGTCATACTACTACCTGAGAATGTTTGAAAGGAACTCATACTTTGATTCTACAGCTAGGATGCCAAGATACGTGACATACAATGAGATACCCATGGCTGTACACTCAAAGAACTTAAGGTTTTTGTATGATGTCTTTATGGCTGCTGGTGGCAGCAGAGAGCAGACCAGAGCAAGTGCGTACATACAGACCATTGAGACGCTTGAGAAAGAGATACTAGGAATCGGTTTAGGGTAAACAAAAATCACATTTTGTGATAGGTTACATTTATGTTATTTCAGACGCTAGACGACAAGAGACAGTGTGTCGGTATTTACTTTGATAGTGAACTATACTTTGACATACAGGACTTCCCACAAGAACTTACCAGAAGCTGGAAGTATACTCCCTTCATGCAGGGCTACAGAGGGGTAGAATATGCAGAGCTATATGCGCTAGGCAAGACAATTGACGAGTGCTGCCCAGAGCACTTAAGAGATGATTGGGATCAGGCTAAGAACAGAATCAAGGCATTCATCAAGGCAAATAGGACAGCGGGCCTGTCTTCCTCTGCATATTGTATGTTTGATATGATTCCTCCATCATTCCTTAAGCAGTTCTGTCATGCAAAGAATCTGATCAGTGACTGGGTAATCTCTAACTATAAGAAGCCAGTCAACTACAAATATCTGCTAGCTACAACAGAGATGCTGCGAGACATAGAGCACTATGATATTCGCATTGACACTGAAGCCTTAGAAGCTAAGGAAGGCGATCCTTCTGCTCGGCAACTTATAGACAGAGTTAAAAGTTATAAGACAAAGGTAAAGTATGATCTCTTTGCAACTCGTACTGGACGCTTGGCGACAACCAAAAGATCCTTTCCATTGTTCACACTCAAGAAGGGGCACAGAAACGTCGTCCTTCCTAAGAACGATTTCTTTGTAGAGCTTGACTTCAATGGGGCAGAACTGAGAACCCTCTTGGCATTGTCTGACAAGGAACAGCCAAGTGGCGATGTGCATGACTGGAATGTTCACAATGTGTTTGATGATAAGGTCTCCAGAGATGAAGCCAAAGTGTTGTTCTTCTCTTGGTTGTATGGGTCAAGGTCAGAGGATCTAAAAGACTGGGTTCGCCCATTGGGTCTAGCATATGACACACGACAGCTAAAAAGGAAGCACTTTGATAACGGCTTGGTGCTTACGCCATACAGCAGGCAGTTAGAGTGCAGCGACCGACTGTTTGTTAACTATCTTATTCAGTCAACAACTGCGGATATATGCTACGAGCAGTTTGTGAAGGTTTGGACAGCACTTCGCAGCAAGGCTAGTGAGGTAGCGTTTGTGTTGCACGATGCTATCGTAATTGACTTGAAGTTGGAAGACAAAGACTTGATTGAGGATCTAGCTAAAGTAATGAGCCAGACTAGGTTTGGTAAATACTCTGTCAATGTCAGCATTGGCAAGAACTTTAGAGACATGAGGAAAACAAAGATCAGTGTTTAGAATTATTGGCATAGGCAAGGTTGGTTGTTCTATAGCAACTCACTTTGATAAATTACCGCAATATGATGTTACCCTGCTAGACGAGGAGGTGCTTGGTACATACTCTAATATGGAGGAGTGTGAAAAGAAAGTAGACACTAAAAAGTTTAGTGCTATTGCCAGGCGGTTTCGTAAAGATGAAGAAGTCTTAATTATAACGCAAGGCTCAGACTCATTGAATGGTTGTCTTCTCCTGCTGGGGCAGAAGATCAGTAAATGTAAGGTGTCGCTGCTACATATCTACCCCGACTTATCTCTTAGCACTTTGACGGAAAGAACAAACAATAAGATAACGTTTGGTGTCTTGCAAGAGATGACACGATCAGGCTTGTTTGAAAGGTTTTATGTTGCGTCTATTGAAGAAGTAGAAAAGCATCTAGACAACGTTAGCTTAAGCGAGATGAATCAGAAGATCGGCGAGTTGGTGTTTGGTATGCTTAGCATGTTGATCTACTTTGATCACACAACACCAGCCCGATCAAACTATGAGCGAAGCAAAGAGGCTGTTAGGTTGTGCACGATTGGCTACTTTGACGAGCAAAACAATGAGCACTCCTTGTTTCCACTGGAAAACATAAAAGAGAAGATTTATTACTACGGCATCCCAGAGGAAGAATTTAATACAGAAAGATTGAAGCAAATTAAGCAACACCAAATTGCCTTAAACCAACGGGAGAACAACTCTTTCTTTAAGGCTTATGCGCTCTCTGGCGACGAAACACATAGATACTTCGTCCACCTAACTGATATTCCGCAAATTAGCGACTAATTAGACTAAAGTGGTGATGGAGAAGTAAATTTGCGTCAAGGTATATTATTAGCTTCGTTTGTGTATGCAACAAACGATGAAGAAGAAATGAACATAATCAATGAGATTATTAATACCGTGGAGCTTACGAACAAGTACATCTTCGTTCTATCTGAAAAAGAGAACCCTGAAAAAAGGGTTATCACATACAATACAAACCACGAAGGCCAGACAAAGATAAAAGAGACCTACTACACCATTCGTGTGCATAGAAAGAAGAAGACCAACACCCTTTACACTATCAATGGTCTCAACTTAGCTCTAGAAAAAGAGCATGACGGCAAAAGAGGCAAAGACCTTAAGCTTGACTGGGAGTCCCACAGAGGTACCCTAATCATGTCCCAGGCTGGAACACTAAAAACAATCCAGCTTGATTTGCAAAAGATTGTAGAAGTTAGTTGACACATAGGTCACCCTGTAGTATATTTACTATATGGAAGATAACAATTTTACAAAGAAGTCACTAATGTTCATCGGCGGATATTATTTCGCAATTATTTTCTTGACAGCATGTGCACTTCATGACATTATACTATCACAAGTAAATGGGTTTACATTTGGCTATGTCTTTGCACTTTTCTACTTCATCGCTCGGCTCAAATCAGTCCGTCAGCTTATTGAAGAAAAAGAATATCACAACTAACTGCAAAGCCAGCAAAAGCAAAAAAACAATTAAAAATGCTCTACACAAAGTACAATCTGTGGTAGATTGTATACAGGTCAACTAACCAGCAAAGGAGATACAAATGGGTATTGATCTGAATAAGATGCGGCAGAAGCACTCTGCCTTGACTAACAAAGGTGGCAACACCAACAACGAGACCTTCTGGAAACCAGAAGAGGGTATCAACAATATTCGTATTGTTTGCCCAAAGAACGGTGATCCCTTCCGTGATTACCTGTTCCACTACCGTATGGGAGCAGATGGCAATACGACCATGATTAGCCCTCGTACATTCGGTCGCACTGACCCAATCGCTGAGTTTGGTAATCAGCTTTGGAATGAAGGCACCGAGGCTTCCAAGCAAGAGGCACGAGGCTTCTTCCCACGTATGCGGGTGTTCGCACCAGTTGTCGTTCGTGGCGAAGAAGAGAAGGGTGTCCGTCTCTGGGGATTCTCAAAGACGACTTACGAGTCACTCTTGAATATTGTGCTTGATCCTGAGTACGGTGACATCACCGATCCACACACAGGGACTGACTTGCGCTTGGAGTACGGAAAGAAGGCGGGACAAATGTATCCTACTACTGACATCCGTCCTTTCCGTAAGGCTTCAAAGCTAGCTAAGACTGACGAAGAGATTGATACACTCTTGTCATCCATGCCAAGCTTTGATGAGGTCTTCCCAGAGACCACTACCGAGGCAGCACAGTTGCTGCTTGATCAAACCCTAAACTCCTCATCAGAGGATACGGGTGAAGGTACTGTCAAGTATGGGAATCAAAACGCTACTACCAGCAATGAAACTTCCACTGATGGAACGGACATTGACCAAGCGTTCAATGATTTGCTGGCATAGTTGACCAGCCAGCCCGCAGGGAGGCACGGGGTACAGGTGCCTCTCCTTTTGGAAAACGGAGTAAAATAAATGTCAAAATCAAGTTTAGTGTCAGAACTGAGAAGTTCTCTCAATAAGCAAGCTAAGCACACAATCGCTTATGACTTGCATGGTGAAAATCCAACCGAAGTAAAGACTTGGATTCCAACTGGTTCAACAGTTCTAGACTTGGTTATCTCAAACCGTGAAGGCGGTGGCATTCCAGTCGGTAAGATTACGACTATCGCTGGAGAATCACAAAGTGGTAAAAGTTTGATTGCCACACAGATTCTAGCCAACTGCCAAAAGATGGGTGGCATTGCAATCTATATTGATACAGAAAATGCTAGTGATCCTCGTTGGATGACTAATCTAGGTCTGACAACAGACAAAGACTTTCTGTATCTACAGACACAAACACTAGAGAGCACTTTCCAAGCGATTGAGAATGTAATCGCAAACGTTCGGCAAAAGGCTCCTGATCGTTTGGTCTGTATTGTCTGGGATAGTGTGGCTGCTACCCCAGGGCAAGCTGAGGTGGAAGGTAGTTACGATCCTACTTCTCAAATCGGTTTGTCTGCCCGCATCATCTCTCGTGGTCTACGAAAGATTACCGAGATGATCGGGCAACAAAAGATTGCTTTAGTTCTTACTAATCAATTGAAAACTAACATTGGTCAGATGTTTGGTGATGCTCGTGTTGAGCCAGGTGGCAAAGGTCTTCCTTATCAAGCATCAGCTAGGATCTGGTTGACTCGTCACACAGGCAAAGCCAATGGCATCATTACTAATGACCAGGGTCAACTGATTGGCTACAGAACATCTGCACAGATTGTAAAGAATCGGTTTGGACCACCAAATAGAACCTGCGAGTTCAATGTCATGTTTGACTTAGCCAATGGCGATGTTGGTATCAAAGATGAGGACTCTTGGTTGAAAGTTGTTGGTGGCACAGATTCGTGCCCCAGGTCAGGAGCTTGGTATACACTCAAGTATGCTGATGGGACCGAAAAGAAGTTTCAAAAAGCGGATTATAATAATCTGATTAAAGAAGAAGAATTTCGCCAAAGGTTCCTTGACATTCTACACAGTGAGCTTATTATAGGATATGAGCAGAGTGTAGAAGAAAATGTGTCGTAAGAATAAGTTCCTTAACGCAGCTATCAGAAAGATAGACTCTGCCAACTCTGATTACAGTGTACAGCACAGACATGCTGCTATCATTGTAAAGAGTGGCAGAGTTTTATCTTCTGGCGTCAATCGTATTAAGACTCACCCAGATGCAGTGATAGAGGCTGAAGATGGTGAGATAATTTGTAAGTCAGTCCATGCAGAAATGGATGCAATATTAAAAGTAAAGAACAAAGAACAACTCAAGGGGGCAACAATCTATGTTGCTCGTAAGGGTAGGCTAGATCAGGTTGGTATGTCCCTGCCTTGTAGCATGTGCCAGAGGAACTTAGTCAAGTATGGCTTTCGCAAAGCAGTGTTTACTACTGAGCACGATCACGGTGTAATCTATTTTGGAGATGAAGAATGAAGGGTTTTATTATGATGGAAATGCCAAAGAAAGTAAAGATAGCTGTCCCAATTGAGGATGACGGTGGAATTTGCGCATTTACACTTAAAAACATGAGAGACCGTGCTTGGGGCATAGTCACTGACTTAGAGTACGAGGAAGATCGCAGGGATGCATAAAAGACTACTACTAGTTGATGGGATGAACAACTTCCTGCGATGCTATGTTGTCAATCCAAGTTTGGACTTGAATGGTAATCACGTAGGTGGTGTCGTTGGCTTTTTAAACGCACTAAAGAACATTATGATTCAGACCAAGCCTGACGAGGTTATCATTGCTTGGGAGGGTGCTAATGGATCACGTAAACGCAAAGAGATCTACAAGGGCTACAAGGCTGGAAGAAAACCACCCAGACTAAACCGAGAATACGAGACTAGCCCAGAAGAAGAAGCAGAGAACAAACTTCAGCAGATTATTAAACTGACAGAGCTACTGGAGCTTCTACCAGTGTTGCAATTGAGTTTGGATGATGTAGAAGCTGATGATGTCATCGCTTGGGCCGCTAAACAGAAGAAGTATGCTGACTGGCAAAAGGTAATCGTCTCAAATGATAAAGACTTTTTACAACTTTGCAATGAGTCAACTATTGTGTTGCGACCAACACAGAAACAGATCTACAATGCGAAGAAGGTGCTAGAAGATTTCTCTATCCACCCTAGCAACTTTGCAATTGCTAAGGCTATCTCAGGTGACAAATCAGATAATATTATTGGTGCTGACCGAGTTGGCATTGCAACTGTAGCTAAAAGGTTTCCTTTCTTATCAGAAGATAAAGAGTACACTCTACAAGATGTGTTTGACTACTGCGAAGAGCAGGCAGATAAGCCAAAGTGTCCAAAGGCATATCTTAATATCTTAGACCACAGGGATGTTATCAGCACAAACTTTGATATCGTCCAGTTAGATCAGCCTTTGATTTCTTTACAGGGCATGTCCAGGTTGACAGAGGCGCTTGATGATAGTACACTTGAACTACAGAAAAATGCTTTCCGCTTGATGATTAAGCGAGAAGGATTCACGAGTGTAGCGACCGATAGTTTATTTGAAAATTGTATGAAAATCGTAGTAAACAAAAACTAATAAGTGGGTTACTCTAGCAGTCCACTACGGCGGAGAAAACATGACTGAGGCTAATATCAACCAAGAAGAGAACTTCTCCAAGTTTGGTAAAGCTTTCCAAGAGAAGCTGGGCAGAGCCATCCTAGAGGATCGCTCATTTAGCAACCAGATGGTAGAAGTACTAGATGTTGGCTATCTAGAGCTTAAGTACTTGCAAGCCTTTGTAGAGCTTATCTTTAACTACAAAGAGAAGTATAGCGTCCATCCTACGTTTGATACCCTGGTTTCTGTGATTAGAACAGAGATGGAAGACTATCCCGACGTAATCAAGAAGCAGGTCATTGAGTATCTGTCTAAGATCAAATCAGGGCAAATAAATGCAGATGATCGTGACTACGTTAAAGAGAAGTCACTAGACTTCTGCAAGAAGCAGAAGCTTAAGGAAGCAATCCTAAAATCAGTAAATCTCCTCCAGACATCTTCCTTTGAAGAGATTCAGAAGCTGATTGATGGCGCACTAAACCTGGGGCTTGATGACAGTCATGGTCACGACTTCATTCAAGACTTTGAGTCAAGGTACATTAAAGTATCCCGTGATCCTACTGGTACTGGTTGGAAAGAGATTGACAATATCACTAGGGACGGACTTGGCAAGCGAGAGCTAGGAGTTGTGATCGCACCTACAGGCGCTGGCAAGTCAATGGCCTTGGTCCACCTAGGAGCGATGGCAGTTGTAAGTGGCAAGACGGTTGTTCACTACACGCTAGAACTAGCTGAAGGTGTGGTTGGTCAAAGGTATGATTCTTGTCTAACTGGCGTCCCATTGTCAAATCTTTTTGACTACAAAGATAAAATTAAAGAAAATATTTCTACTCTAGATGGGCAGCTAATCATCAAGGAGTACCCAACAAAATCTGCAACTACAATGACTTTGGAAACGTCGCTAGAAAAGATGCGCCAAAGAGGAATCACGCCAGACTTTTTAATTGTAGATTACGCTGATTTATTGCGCCCTGTAACGACTAGTTATAGACAAGAGCATCGCCACAACATAGAGACGATCTATGAAGAGTTGCGGGGCATCGCACAAAAATTTGACATTCCTGTTTGGACCGCATCGCAAACAAACAGAAGTGGACTCAATGCGGAGGTTATTACTATGGAGTCAATCAGTGAAGCATTCAATAAATGTTTTGTTGCCGACTTCATTTGCACAATCTCCAGAACAGCAGACGATAAGGTTCAAGGAACAGGTCGCATGTTCGTAGCAAAGAATCGTAACGGACCAGATGGGCTTGTCTTCCCAATGTCTATTGACACCAGCAGGGTAAAGCTTCGGGTCCACCAGCAGCAAACCGCCGAGGATATCAATACTATCGTCACAAGGACTGCTCAGGAACAGAAGAAACATTTACAAGAAAAGTATCAGAAGTTTAAGAACAGGCGTAAAGTTACAGCCGTACCTAAAGCAGACGATACACAACCAAATAATCCTCTGGATAACCCTCTTAGTAAAGAAAGTCTAAGGAAGTTGGCAGAGGAAACCAAAGCAAAAAGAAACGCAGAAAATAGGAGCGCAGTTTAAAAAATGAGCGAACAAGATCTATCAACAAGAATTCTATCTGATATTACGGTTTACATGAAATATGCTAGGTACTTGCCTGAAGTAAAACGCAGAGAAACGTGGCAAGAACTAGTTGATCGCAATATGCAAATGCATATTAAAAAGTATCCGAATCTCAAGAAGGAAATTGAAGAGACATATCAATTCGTATATGACAAAAAAGTCTTGCCCTCAATGCGCTCTATGCAGTTTGGTGGCAGACCAATTGAGATCGCTCCAAACAGAATTTTTAACTGTGCTTACTTACCTGTTGATGACTGGAGGGCTTTCGGTGAAATTATGTTCCTCCTACTAGGCGGAACTGGTGTTGGCTTCTCAGTTCAAAACCATCACGTTGAGAGTCTTCCAGAGATTCAAAAGCCAAACCCTAACCGCACTCGGAGGTACCTAATCAATGATAGTATTGAAGGATGGGCTGATGCCGTCAAATATCTTATCCGCAGCTACTTCTTTGGTGGCTCAAAGCTACGATTTGATTTTAGTGATATTCGCCCTAAAGGTGCTCGCCTTGTAACTTCTGGCGGAAAGGCTCCAGGCCCTCAGCCACTAAAAGAGTGCTTGGTTAAAATTGAAGGGATGCTTGCTGAAAAGGAGAACGGTGACAAACTAACTCCCATTGAAGTGCACGATATTGTTTGTCATGTTGCTGATGCAGTTCTAGCAGGTGGTATTCGCCGTGCTGCTCTTATCTCTTTGTTCTCAGCAGATGACCAAGAGATGATCGCTGCTAAGTCAGGCAACTGGTGGGAAACCAACCCACAGCGAGGTAGAGCCAATAACTCTGTTGTATTGCTTCGTCACAAGGTAGAAGAAGAATTCTTTAACGCTTTGTGGGAACGAATTGAAGCATCAGGTGCAGGTGAGCCAGGCTTCTACCTTTCCAATGACAAAGACTGGGGAACTAACCCATGCTGTGAAATTGCTCTGCGACCATACCAGTTCTGCAACCTAACAGAGGTGAACGTCAGCAATATCACAGGACAAGAAGACCTTGAGGAGCGTGTCCGTGCAGCAGCATTTATTGGAACTCTTCAAGCTGGATACACAGACTTCCACTATCTACGACCAGTATGGCAGCGCACCACAGAGCGTGACGCACTCATCGGTGTCTCACTAACTGGTATCGCATCAGGTCGTGTCCTAGGAGAAGATGTATCACTTAAGACCGCAGCTAACATCGTGAAGCAAGAAAACCAACGAGTAGCCGAATTGATTGGAATCCGAAAGGCTAACCGCACAACCTGCGTCAAGCCAGCAGGAACAACCAGTCTAACACTCGGTACTTCCAGCGGTATTCACGCTTGGCACAACGACTACTACATTCGTCGTATCCGTGTCGGTAAGAATGAGCCAATCTACTGGCACCTGGCTGTCAACCATCCAGAACTAGTAGAAGATGATTACTTTCGTGCCCACGACACAGCAGTCATTTCTATTCCACAGAAAGCTCCAGAGGGTGCAATCCTAAGAACAGAAAGTGCATTTGATCTACTCAAGAGAATCCAGAAGATTACCACAGAGTGGATTCGCACGGGACACCGTAGCGGACAGAACACACACAATGTTTCTGCTACTGTATCTATCAAGTCTGACGAGTGGGGCAAAGTTGGTGAGTGGATGTGGAAGAATAAGAAGGCATACAACGGTCTTTCAGTTCTACCACATGATGACAACGAGCACACATATGTTCAAGCTCCGTTTGAGAACTGCACTAAAGAAAAGTATGAAGAGATGATGAAGGCTCTCTTGTCGGTTGACCTCACTAAGATTATTGAGGAAGAAGACAATACTGATCTTAAGGGCGAAGCGGCTTGTGCTGGTGGCGCTTGCGAAATCACCTAAAAGCTTAACAAGAGAAGTATATACGATATAATCAAAATAGAAAGGGTTGTATCATGAGTAAAACTTTAAACCACATTATGCCTGTTGGCGCAGCTAATGGCTTGTGTGAGCGTGAAGATAAAAACAAAGTACAACATCGCTGGCTACCCAGTGGTCAGTCCCGTGCTCTCCCTGGAATGCATGTGGGGGTTGAGTGCTATTGTAAACACTGTGGAGAGCGAGAGTGGGGCACTGTGAGTCATCACGAATTTGTATCATTAACTGAAGCTTGGAAAGAATTACAATGAGACCAGTCAATAGAAGATTACTTGTAGAACTATTTGAAGAGGAAGAAGAAACGCCAGTCTTTATCTTGCCAGAGGACTTTCAAGAGAAGTCGCACAGATCATATAAGATTTTAGCTACTGCAAACGATTGTAGCATGGACTTGAAGGTTGGAGAGGTTGTTGTTGCACATACCTCAGACCCAGAGAGAATTGTGTTTGAAGGCAACGAACATTTACTATTGTTAGAGAATCGTGTTGTCTGTGTAGTAGACTAAGGCCCAACGCATAAGTCTTCAAAGATAGCTCTAATCTGATAGAACACTGTTTCTGAATTGGCGGTTGGTGTGTAGAGCCTGTCTCTTTCTCCGTTGACGCAATCTAAGAAACTCCTATGGTGTTCCTCTAGGGCAAACACAAACAATTCGTATCCATAGTTGTGAGCGTGGGTTGCTACTTCTAGGCAGGTCATTGATGTGATTGTCTGGGCTATTTCGTCAGTCATTGTGATAACAACTTTTTGTGCTTCTGGTCTCCACGAAAATGGATACCTGTTCATTGCCCAGTACATCGTATCAATGGTTGGCTCCTGACCAGCACTATCAATCATCCTGCCAGCTTCTAGCATTGCTAAGAACTCATTAGCGGGAACAAAGTCAGAGACCATTCTAGAATATAAATTATGCGGTCTTATGTCATCGCCCTGTCTAGCACCCACAACAACTAGTCCAAAACGAAATCTGCTTGTTATCGGATCATCTAAAAGCGGACTTATACCCAGTATCATTGACTCTATCTCATCATCAAACGATCCAGATATATCAAGAACAAAAACTAAATCCACACCACGAGTATCAAACCCTTCGTCTACCTCTCCGTCACAATCGTTGTCTAGGTCATCACAACGCTCAGCAGTCGGTAACACTTGACCGTCGCATGGTCCATCAAAGCTGCCTTCAGTGCAATAGCGAATACCAGCACGGCACTCACCTACAGCAAGGGTACCTTCTGGACCCTCATAACAGACAACGGCTGTAGCGTTTGCTATTCCTTCATCTACTGTTCCATTGCAGTTATTGTCTAGACCATCACAAACTTCATCAGCAGGCCCTGTGTGTCCATCACAATATAGGACGCCATTGTAGCAAGTCATGACGCCTGGCTTACATATGCCAACACCATAGTCTACATCTTCTTCAAAACCACAAAGCTGATGCTCTTCTGGATAGGACTCGTCAATGGCAGCATCACAGTCATTGTCAATACCATCACAGACTTCTTCTTCTGGACCTTTAGCTCCAATGCAGTCAGACCAACCTCTCATTGTGCAAGTCCTTAATCCGTAGGAACATTGCCCAGTTCTTTCAGGGATCTCAGTTGGATCAGCAGATGGAAAGTTTTTTCCAAATTCATTGCAGACAAGTTGTTCGCCTGGGACGCAATCAAGTTTGACTAGCTGGTCGTCATCTAGACACCCACTAAACAATACGAAAGGAATAAGAAATATTACTTGTTTTGCACTGATTCTAAACATTCTGATCTACTATTGAACATGTGTATATTTAACATGTCACTACCAAGCCAGCTAAACGTTGCTTTCTTCAGAGGCAAGTCAGATGGCATAGATGTAGTCAGAACAACGGGCACAGACATACCAGGTAGATTGAAAGCCATTATTAGCTCTTTTCCTTTAGTAACCTGTATAACACCAGGCAAGGCACCTGCCCTAGTAGCACTAGGTATGCCGATCGCCATGCGAGTCATAGAGTTTTCTTCTTTTGTTAGGATATCAAGTGTGTGTAGTACCCAGAGGCAGTTACTTTTTTGACCAGCAAGGTAATAAACACTTTGCTTAGGAATAACAATCTCTATTTTGGGTTCTCTATTGGCAAGGTAATAGATTGCAGCAGTTAGCACGGCTGCTGTTGCTAGTAGAAAGATATTAGATTTTCTAAGCATCTAAATACGATAAACTTACTTGCCACTATAAGTTATAAATGGTAGTTTAGTTATCTCCTCTCGTAAAGGCTTGGATTTCTCTATGTTCAAAAGAGACTTGCCCTTTACAAGAGTAACTAGTACTTGATTTTGAATCTTAATGTCCTTTTCGGTGTATTTCCAGCCACCTTTTGTGGCTTCTTCCCATACTTCCTGGATAATTTGAGCACCTGCATCGCTTGGTCCTGCATCGTTTGCTAGTGCGGCTGTTGGTGCGAGAAGAAAGAAACTAAAACTAAATAAAACGCTCTTATAAATCATAACTTGTTAGATTCCTAGTTTATTTTATGGACAAAAGCCCAAATTCACCTGTAACTAGTAAACGAAACCTTAAAACGCCTCATATTTACTGTATGAGTACTAAGAAAGCAATACGCAATTTGGTTTACTTTATAGTTCTATTACAAGTTGGCTGTTCAACAACCAGCGCAAGTTCTCCGAAGCATCCAGTTAGATCTGCGCAGACACCTGTCAGCGAGAGAATGCCAAAGGAATCTTTCTTCAAGTTTCAGGTCGCCCAGGCAATTGAAGCTTGTATGAATTTGACGGATGACAAGAGAAAGTGTACAGTTGGTGTCGTGAAGCACACTTCATCAGGAGCCTTCATTGGTATAAGCGAAGTGAATAACGATATTGCATACGGCCTTACGGCGGGACACTCTTGTGAAGATAAGTTTACTAAGAAGTCATCAAGCACAGTTGCCTTTAAGGTAGTTTCTGCTGATTATGTCACACTAATGTTTAATGGCAAGCTTAGAAGTGCAGAGATCATTAGTTATGATATGAAGTCAGACTTGTGCTTGTTACGCATCAGCGGCTTCAAGGGTAATAGACCATCCTTCCTAAAGATAGCCAAGAACTTTCCCAAGTGGGGAGAGAAAGTGTATAACATGGCAGCACCCAGAGGAATATTTAATCCAGGTATGCTGTTACTGTTTGATGGTTACTACTCTGGTATAGGCTTTGATAACTATATGTTCTTTACACTGCCAACAAAACCAGGATCAAGTGGTTCGCCTATTATGAATGCCAAGGGAGAACTAGTATCAATGATCTTTGCTGGTTTCCCAGCGATGGAGAACATTGGACTTGGCTCTAACCTTACAGCCATAAAGACTTTTGTCACTAACAAGATAGCTCTTTCAGAGGCTGACCTTTGGGCAAAGAAAAACCTCAATCAAAATAAAACAGAGACTACTACAACAGAGCCCAAATAAATGATAGACTACCAGTTATGGACAGAGAAAGACAAGCCTGGCAAGAAATAAAAGATAATGCCTATGAGTCTATAAATGATTCACAGGTGTACGAGTATGATCTTCACCCTAGACCAACCGCCCAGCCAAACTATATTACTGCATTTATTTGGACAGTTATAGTTGCAGCTATGGTGTGTGCAATCTACACAGGCTTCCTACTGTTTTTGTTTAGTCAGAGTGGCATTGAAGATAATCTAAAGAGCGCCGCCAATCACGCTATTATCAATTTAGAAAGAGTGATAGAAAGCCAGAACAAAGAAATTAAGTTACTCAGGCAACAGAACAAAAAGATACATGATTACTTGGAACTCTGGACACCACTAGATCTTCAGAAGCAAAGAGAGATGTACGAAGGCAAAGACAAATCTCGTATAGAAGATAGCTTGTGGGATCTTGGTGCAGAGCTACCTCTGCACTATAATCTTTGCCAGGAGGAGCCGCTATGATTTTATTGCTAGCAATTCTTATAGGTTTAATTTTTATACACGAGATGGGGCACTATGTTGCTGGTCGCCTCAGCGGCTTTGGTATTGAAGAGTTTTCAATTGGCTTTGGTAGAGAACTAGCCAGCTTTAATGCTCTAGGCAATAAATGGAGTCTCAGGCTTATTCCACTTGGTGGTTATGTAAAGTTTGAAGGTGAGGACGACTATGCTAACCTAGCTGAAAGCAAAACCTCATTCTGGGGTAAGCATCCTCTACAGAGATTATTTGTTGCGCTTGCAGGACCAGCAGCCAATTTGCTTTTACCTTATGCCTTGTTCTTTGTCTACTTTCATGGTATGCCTTGGCCAGATGTCAAAGCACCTGATGGATCGGAAGCAGGAACCATTAGCGCCTATTGGGCAGCGAAAGCTAGCGTAGCAACAACAAATAATATGTATTCTAGCATTGGTGACGCCATCAGTCAGCTTGGTGATCGTGGTATTAAAGCTACAGATGTTGGCGGACCAGTTGCAATATACGACATGACAGAACAAGCTAGGAAGCAATCATCAAATACAAATGACTATGGCTTCCTATATCAATGGATTGCGTTCCTGAGCATAAACATAGGCTTTATGAATTTGTTACCTATTCCTTTACTAGACGGCGGACATGTGATAATATCTATTGTGGAAACAGTTATGGGTAGGAATATTAATCTTAGGACGAGAAACATACTAACATACGCTGGTTTGGCTATTGTGGGAGCTATTATGGCTCTGGCGATATTCTCTGACATAGGAAGACTATTCTCTTAACAACTATTTATTAGTCAGGAGACGTGCACATGTCTGAAACAAACAACGAAAATGAAAAGCAGGAAGAAGTCACTGACGACTTAATTCCTAAACCACCACCAAAGCTTGCACCTAGAGGCATCACTAGCTTCACCGTTTATAGAACACAGGATGAAACTGGTGTGTCTGGAGAGGGCGTAGTAATTGAGGGTGTTGTGATGGCAACAGGTCAATGTGTTGTCCACTGGCTCTACCCACCACCTCGTGGAGGTATTGCCATCTTTGATAGCATGAGTGACTTTGTGAAGGTTCACATCCAGCCGCACCCAGCTAATCAAACTATCATCACATATCAAGACGGTCACAAAGAAGTATACGGCGAGAAGCCTGAAGAAGATCAAAAAGAAGAGTCTTGACATTAAACACAATTTAATCTATAATACAGTCACAGGATAGAAAGGTTCCTATATGACTAAACGTATCGTTAGCAAGATCCCGTTTGTGGGTCTTCATGCTCACTCTGGTCTTAGTGTATTTGATGGCTTAGGTATGCCAAGCGAGCATATGGACTTTGCCTATGAGAATGGCTTAGATGCACATGCACTAACAGATCATGGGCATATGAATGGCTTGTCGTTCCAAGTAGAACACGCTAAGAAGATGTTGGCAGATGGGCGCAAGCTCAAGCCTATCTTTGGTTGTGAGGCATACTTTATTAAGTCACACAAGAAGTGGCGGCAGATGTATGAAGAGCACAAAGCCAATTCAAAGCGGCAGAAGAAAGAAGATTATGGGATGGTTATTGAGGATGAGAATGCCTCAAAGTCAAAGCGCCACAATCCATTAAATACCAGACGACATCTCGTAACAGTCGCACAGAACCACACAGGTTTGAACAATCTCTTCAAACTTATTTCAGACAGTTATCGTCCCGAAAATTTTTACCGTTACCCCCGTATTGACTTTGAGATGTTGGACAAATACAACGAGGGGCTCATTGTTACTTCGGCTTGTTTGGGTGGTCCTCTTGCAGGCGACTTTTGGCAGCACAGGGAATCAGGGCACCAAGCAGTCCTAGCAGCGATGAAGGATACGATTGCACAGTTCAAGGAGATCTTCGGCGACAGATTTTACGGGGAGATCCAATGGAACAACATTGAAGAGCAGCACCTAGTTAATGACTTTATTATCCAAGCATGTATTGAGATGGGTGTAGAAGTTGTTAGCACAGCAGACAGTCACTACCCAAGGCCCGACCTATGGAAGGATCGGGAGATGTATAAGCGCATTGGGTGGGCAGGTAAAGCGCCTGCTTGGGAAGAGAATGCTAACTTGCTGCCAGAGAGTGTAGATGACATTGGCTACGAGTTGTATCCAAAGAACGGTGACCAGATGTGGGAATCGTATCTTAAGTATTCAAAGCAGTCTAAGATTGAGTACAGCGACTCCTATGTGCGAGACAGTATTGAGCGCACACACCACATTGCCTTTGATCGCATTGAAGACTTCCTGCCCAGCACCGAAGTTCGTCTGCCAGAGTTTGTGATCCCAGAGGGCACTACAGCAATCCAAGCATTGACCAAGGATGCTTTGGCAGGGCTAAAAGATAAAGAGTTAACAGACCAAGTGTATGTTGACAGGCTCAAGTACGAACTGTCGGTTATTAAGGACCGAGGCTTTGCCCAGTACTTCCTAACAATGAAAGCGATCTCGGACAAAGCACAAGAGGATATGCTTGTTGGGCTAGGTCGTGGATCAGCGGCAGGCTCTCTACTATCTTATGTGCTAGACATTACACAGGTTGACCCAATCAAGTATGGGTTGCAGTTTGAGAGATTCTTGACCAAAGGTGGCGCAGGGTACCCCGACATTGACTTTGATGTTGAAGAGCCTATGGAGTTGAAAGAGCGCCTAGCAAGTGAGTGGGGTGAGACTACAGTCGTGCCTATCAGCAACTTCAACACACTCCAACTTCGTTCGCTTATTAAAGACATTGGCAAGTTCTATGGCGTGCCGTTTACAGAAGTGAACAAAGTGACAAGCGTGATGATGGCGGAGGCTACGCCTAAAGCTAAAGCAGCACACGGGCAGACGGCAGGCGTTTATACCCCTACGTTTGATGAGGTAAAAGAATATAGTGAAACGCTACAGGCATTCTTTGAAAAGTATCCCGCAATTGCTACGCACGTTGATAACCTCTTCGGTAATGTTCGTAGTGTGAGTAGGCACGCTGGTGGCGTTGTGGTGGCAGAGAACCTAGACAGGCACATGCCACTAATCAACTCGGGTGGGGTGATGCAGACTCCATGGAGTGAGGGGCAGAACGTTCGTCACTTAGAGCCGCTTGGGTTCATTAAGTTTGACTTGCTAGGACTATCAACACTGCGGATGATCTCGGGTGCCATTCGGCACATCCTCAAGCGGCATCATGGGATTGAAGAGCCTACGTTCAAGCAGGTGAGGGAGTTCTATGATAAGCACTTGCATCCTAATGTGATTGACTTTGACGACCAGGCAGTCTGGAAGAATATCTTTCATGAGGGCAAGTGGGCAGGCATCTTCCAGATGACTAGTGGACCAGCACAGTCTTTCTGTCAAGAGGCAAAGCCAGAGTCGCTTATGGACTTTGCAGCTATTACGGCAATCTTCCGTCCTGGCCCGCTGTCTGCTAAGGCAGACAAGATGTATATTGCAAACAAGGGTAATCCAACACAGGTGACCTATGACCATCCTCTTATTGAAGAAGTGTTGGGTGATACGTATGGGCTACTGGTGTTCCAGGAACAGTTGGCTATGTTGGCTCACAAGCTGGGAGATGACTTCTCACTAGACGAGGGTAACCTTCTCCGCAAAGTTCTCACTAAGAAGGGCACGGGCAAAGACAAAGTAAAAGATAATCTCTACAACAAGTTCCTTAAGGGATGCAAGGACAAAGGTCTAGCAGAGGACAAAGCCAAGGACTTGTGGTCTAAGATGGAATACTTCTCAGGCTATGGCTTCAACCTGTCACATGCCGTGTCCTATGGGGCAGTGTCCTTCCAGTGCGCTTGGCTAGCACACTATTACTCTACCGAGTGGATGGCAGCATTCCTTGACAAAGAACCAGAGAAGCGTAAGATGGCAGCGATCAACACAGCCAAGTCCTTTGGGTTTGAGATTGTCCCTGCTAGCTTTAACAAGTCAGGGATGGTTTGGGAGATCTCAGAGGATGGGCAAAAGCTTATCCA